CGGATGATGTGAAAGATTGCACCTGTGAGCTGACAGAACTGCTCTATCGGGCGGACAAGGCTTCGCAGAGTGCATCTGATTTTGGCGGTCCGTTGACATCGTATTCCAACGACGGAGAATCCGGCACGATTGACCTGTCACGGTCGATTTACACCGAAGAGGGGAAACGGAAAAAGTGCCGGGAGATCATCTGCCGGTATCTGGGAAATACGCCACTGCTTTATCGGGGGGTGTGAGAATGAACCCGAATTACAATCAGATAATTACAGTATTCCGGAAGGTTGGAACGGCGTGGAGCAAG